AAAGGTTTTTCCCGTATGATGTCCTCACAAGCACAAGGAGGAGAATGAAACTCCCTAACTGGCAACACAACTCTGGTAAACCCCAGAAGCGGAAACTGAAACCGCAAGCACTCCGACAAGCAAAGGCCCGTCGCCAAGCACTCAAGAAGCGTCTCCAACACGGGGACGCTTCTTCATTTATAAATATTTGAAAAAGTATTCGTAAAATGGAAGCAAAACAGGTTAAAGATTTGATGGAAGCATATGCTTCTGTTTATGCCCAACCAGAAGAACAAGAAGTTGTTTCGGAAGATCTTCAAAAAGCAGTAGAAAAAGGTCTTGATGCTGCTGCTAAAAATCCAGTCGTTCAGGCAATTGGTAAGGTTATTGCTCCCGTTGGAAAGGGTCGTGGTACTGTAACTAAGGCAGAACAGGGTGCAAAAATTAAGCAAAATCTCAACCAAGATGTAGATCTTTTTGATCTTGTAAAGGGTCATCTTCTTGATGAAGGTTATGCTGATACTGAAGAGGCAGCACTCGTTATTATGTCTAATATGAGTGAAGAGTGGAGAGAGTCAATTATCGAAGCAAAATATGGAACCAAAGCTGGTCGTCATAGACTTGCCATGAAGAGAGTTGAGGGTGAAGAAATTGGTAAGTCTGGTCCTGGAACTGGATTTAAAGAAGTAGAGAAGAGAGCAAAAGAAGGTGGTGCAGAGGATCCAGCGGCAGTAGCAGCTGCTGCAATGTATAAAACTTATGGTGGTAAAAAAGGTAAAAAGAAAGGTTAGTTTTAACTTAAATAATTTATTTGGAGGTCATAAGACCTCCTTTTTTAATAAATAACTAAAAAACTGTTGAAAAATGGAAGCAAAACAAGTTAAAGGTTTAATGGAAGCATATGCTTCTGTTTATACAAATATTTCTGAATCCCACTTTAAGGTTGGTGATGAAGTTGTCTGTAAGGCAAGTGGAATGGAAGGTGAGATTGTAAAAGTTGACCCAGAAGGCAAGGGTAAGTACTATACCGTCAAGCGTGAAGATGGTAAAACAATGAAGTATGCTCCTGACGAGTTAAAACTTGATAAGGAGGAAGAAAAGGGTGAAAAGGAAGAAGAAGGTGCAAGTAAAGAGAAGGAAAGTGAGTTTCACGATAAGTTAGATAAAATGGTTCATAAAACTTTTGGTAAGAGACCAGAAGAAAAGAAAATGAAAGAAGAAGTAGAAACTGACTTTTTCGACTACATTCTTGAGCACCTGGTTGCAGAAGGTTACGCAGACACCAATAAGGCAGCTCTTGCTATTATGGCAAATATGAGTGAAGAGTGGAAGCAGAGTATTGTTGAGAATAGAGGAATGGCTTATAGTGGAGGAAAACCTGGAGCTTCTGGTGATGGTGGTAGACCAAAAGGTATTACTGGTGGAAAAGTTTATCAAATGCCAGGATTTGATGATAAAGAAGATAAAAAGAAAGTAAAAGGTGTTTGATACCACTTTTTAAACTGGCACATAAGAGGGTCTAACCACCCTCTTTTTTTGTATGATGGTTCTATAAGAAATCAAACCTATGACCGTCCGTCACGAAATCAAGTCCCAACTTGCTAAACTTCTTGCCACCGAAGACCTTGTGGTTGAGCACAAGAAAGTGGAGACTGCCTGCTTCAACGTTCATACCCGTGTGCTGACTCTGCCGATGTGGGAGAAGGCAAGCAACACCGTGTATGACCTTCTGGTGGGTCACGAGGTCGGTCACGCTCTCTATACTCCTGATGAGGACTGGTTGGAGAAGGTAAAAGTTCCCCCGCAGTTTGTGAACGTGGTTGAAGATGCCCGCATTGAGAAACTGATGAAGCGTCGTTATGCTGGTCTTGCTAAGACTTTCTTCAACGGTTATAAGGAACTTGCTGACGATGATTTCTTCCAGATTGGTGATGATAAACTCGAAACTTATAACCTTGCCGACCGTGCAAACCTGTGGTTCAAGATTGGAAACTATATTGATATTCCCATTGAGCGTGGTGAAGAGACTGAAATCATCAATCTGATTGCCGATACTGAAACCTTTGCTGATGTGCTCGTGGCAGCAGAGGCACTTTACAAGTATTGTAAGCAGAAGCAGCAGCAAGAAACCAAGATTTCTCTGGACAATCTTGAGTCCCAGCAGAGTGGTGCTGATAATCAACCCGCTTCCGACTTCATTGACCAGCAGGAAGGTGAAAATAATCAACCTGAGTCTGAGGGTTCTGAGGGTTCTCCTTCTTCTGAAGAAACTACTCAACAAACTAAGGAACAAACTGGGGGAGAAACTGAGGAAGAACCCGAAGTCAAGACAATGGAGTCTCTGGAAGAGGCACTGAAAGATTTGGTCAATAACAGTGGTCCCGAAAATGTCTATCTGGAACTGCCTAATCTTGACCTGAAAAAAGTGATCGTTCCAAACGCTGATATTCACTCCAACTGTAAAATCTCTTGGGACTCTTATTTGGAAAATACTGGATATAAGTATGAAGACCTTTTTGGTGAAGTTGATAAGCAGTTTGTAGAGTTCAAGCGTTCTGCTCAAAAAGAAGTCAACTACCTGGTAAAAGAGTTTGAGTGCCGCAAGGCAGCAGATTCTTATGCTCGTGCTACCACTGCTCGCACTGGTGTTCTGGACTGCTCTAAACTTCACACCTACAAATACAACGAAGATCTCTTCAAGAAGGTTACGACTCTTGCTAACGGTAAGAATCACGGTCTGGTGTTCGTTCTGGACTGGTCTGGTTCAATGTGTGATGTAATGTTGGATACAGTCAAGCAACTCTTCAACCTTGTTTGGTTCTGTAAGAAAGTTGCAATTCCGTTTGAAGTTTATGCTTTTACAACTGACTATCCTTTGGTTTCTTACAATGAAGAAGGCAAGGCAAATCTTCGGGAACTTGCCTATGAAAAGAAACCTGGATTGGTTCAGGTTGGTGAGTGGTTTTCGATGATGAATCTTTTGACCAGCAATGTAAACGGTAAGACTCTGGAAGAACAAATGAGGAATATTTTCCGTCTTGCTTATTCTTTTGGACGTAACTGCTATGCTCGTTATTCGATTCCTTTGGGACTTTCTCTTTCTGGAACCCCTCTCAATGAGGCACTGATTTCTCTTCATCAGATTCTGCCCAAGTTCCAAAAGGAAAACAAACTTCAGAAAGTTCAGTGTGTGATTCTGACTGATGGCGAGTCTTGCGGTATCAAGTATCACCGCGAAGTCAAGCGTCACTGGGAGGAAGATCCATACCTCGGCACCGCTGCGATTGGATTCAGTTCTTTTTTGCGTGATCGTAAAACTGGAAATACTTACTCTCTTGATTGTGAATGGCACCAAATCACGGATGTGTTTCTTCATAATCTGCGGGACAAGTTTGCTGACATTAACTTCATCGGTATTCGTGTTCTAGAAGGTCGTGATGCTGGTAACTTTATTCGTCGTTATTGTGGATACTATGGGCCAGAGTATGAAAAGGTGATGAGTTCTTGGAGGAAGGAAAAATCATTTACTCTCAAAAAGTCTGGGTATCATTCTTATTTTGGTCTTTCCGCTACTGCACTTTCTCAAGATACGGAGTTTGAAGTTGCCGAAGATGCAACCAAGACTCAAATCAAGACTGCTTTTGCCAAGAGTCTCAAGTCCAAAAAAATGAATAAAAGGATTCTGGGTGAATTTGTAGAACTTGTTGCCTGATCCACTTTTTAAACTGTCACATGGGGCACTTGGTTGCCCCTTTTTTGCTTGTATAATTACTTTGTTGAAACAAACCACCTAACTACATTATGTCTCGCAAGTCTGCTGTGAACGACGCTCAACTGATTGAATCTATTAAAGAGCTCTACGGTTCTGAAATCACCACTGGCGATCTCAAAGGTTTTTGTGCCTCTCGCGGTCTGAACTATCAGACTGTGACTCGCCGCCTGGAAGATTATAAGACTGGTCGTGGGCGTTGGAATCTGGAAGTGACTCCGACTGTTGTTGGTAAAATGGAGCAGGCATATCAAGCACCTGCTGCCCTTCCTGCTGTAGAACAAAATCTTATTCCTGATAAAGATGATACCTTCGTCAAGTTTGGTAACTTTGCTGATATTAAAAAAATTATTCAGTCCCGTATCTTTTATCCCACGTTCATTACGGGTCTGTCGGGTAACGGTAAAACGTTCTCTGTTGAACAAGCGTGTGCTCAACTGGGACGTGAACTGATTCGTGTAAACATTACGATTGAGACTGATGAAGACGATCTTATTGGTGGATTCCGCCTTGTTGATGGTGCTACTGTGTGGCATAACGGTCCAGTTATTGAAGCCCTTCAACGTGGAGCGATCTTGCTCCTTGACGAGATTGACCTTGCCTCCAACAAAATCCTTTGTCTACAATCTGTGCTAGAAGGTAAGGGAGTCTTCCTGAAAAAGATTGGTCTTTTTGTAAAACCTGCCGCAGGATTCAACGTTATCGCTACTGCCAATACCAAAGGCAAGGGTTCTGATGATGGACGCTTTATCGGCACTAACGTTCTTAATGAGGCATTCCTTGAGCGTTTTCCTGTGACCTTTGAGCAGTCCTATCCTGCTCCTGCTGTTGAGCAGAAGATTCTGGAAGGCATTGCTTTGGACCTTGGTGTGGAAGACCGTGACTTCTGCAAGCGCCTGGTTGACTGGGCAGACATCATCCGTAAGACCTTTTACGATGGTGGTATTGAGGAAATCATCAGTACCCGCCGCCTGGTTCACATCATTCGCGCTTACAGCATCTTTGGTAACAAGGCAAAGGCAATTGATGTTTGCACTTCTCGTTTTGATGATGAGACTAAGCAATCTTTCCTGGAATTGTATGATAAGGTGGATGCTGACTTCCAGATGCCTTCTACTAATTCTGAACTGACCGTAGAGTATATTGACCAACCCGCTCCATTCTGATATAATTGGGGGAGGTTAATTATGACTTCCCCTTTTATTATGGACGAGTATCCTTATTCAGAAAACGATTTTAAACTTAATACCTCACATCTTTCAAATCAAGACTTTTGGGAAGATGATGGGATTAGTTTGACTGGAAATCCCAATCAATCACCAGATATGCTTGTTCTTGGATCACACCTTCCTGGTGGTATGGGAGACGATCATTTGACTTTGAATTCTCCTTATTCTCAATACCAATTCACCTTATCCGATGGTGGAGATGGAACACTTAATTTGACAAAAACTCCTGCTATGAGCGAAACTAAAAATCATCTCTGGAAATATAACGAAGATAAAATCCTGAAAGATATTCAGGAGTATGTGACTAGCACTTATGGTAGTCACTATTGTGGTCATAATGAAGACTACAAAGATATTCAAACCATCGATTTAATGGCAGCAAAAGATCTTGCTGTTGGATTCTGCCAATCTAATATCTTGAAGTATAGTAGCCGCTATGGTGATAAGGATGGGCGCAATAAGCGTGACTTGATGAAAGTGATTCATTATGCTATGCTTCTGCTCCACTTTGATGGGCACTACTCTCGTAAAGATAATGGTCTTTCCGAATTCCGTTGATTATGAAACTCCAAAACAAAACTATGAAACTTTCTGATAATACTCTCGCCCTTCTCAAGAACTTTGCTGGCATTAACAACTCAATTCTTGTGAAGAAAGGCAATCGTCTCCGCACGATTTCTGTCGCAAAGAACATTCTTGCTGAGGCAGACATCACCGAAGAGTTTCCTCGTGATTTTGCCATTTATGATCTTAACCAGTTTCTCAACGGTCTGAGTCTTCATCAGGACCCTGACCTTGACTTTGTTGAAGAGTCGTATTTGAGCATCAAGGAAGGCAAGCGTCGTGTGAAGTATTTCTTTGCTGACCCTAACGTCATTATCTCTCCTCCCGATAAGGACATTCAACTTCCTTCTGAAGATGTGTGTTTCCAATTGGATAGCGTGACCCTGGAAAAACTGCTCAAAGCAGCGGCGGTCTATCAACTCCCCGACCTTTCAGCAGTTGGTGAAGCAGGTGTGGTCAAACTGGTGGTTCGTGATAAGAAGAATGACACTTCTAACGAATACTCGATTGTGGTTGGTGAGACCGATGCTGAGTTCACATTCAACTTCAAGGTAGAAAACATCAAGATTATTCCTGGTGCTTATGATGTTGTGGTATCTTCTAAACTTTTGTCTCAATTCACCAACAGCAAGTACAATTTGAAGTATTATATTGCTCTGGAACCCGATTCAACATTTGGATGAACATTTTTGTAACTTCTCCTTGGCCTGCTGAAAGTGCTATCTGTCTTCCTGACAAACACGTTGTCAAAATGCCCTTGGAATGCTGCCAAATGCTTTCCATTGTGGCATCTGAAAAATGGGGTCATGGTTACGGTCCTTTGTACAAGACTGATAACACTCCCTACCGAACTGAAAAGGGTGCGTTTCGTAATCATCCCTGTACCAAATGGGCAATGGATAGTATCCACAATGCCTATTGGTTGATTAAGCATGGGATGAATCTTTCTGATGAATATCATCTTCGGTATGGTAAGCAGCATTCATGTTATAATACTTTACTGCAAGCATATTATTTGTTTCCAAAGGGGAAGATCACAGAAGTAACACCATTTGCTCGTGCTATGCCTGAGGAGTGGAAGTTTGATAATAGTATTGATACATTTACTGCATACAAAAAATATATTGCTTCTAAACCTTGGGTTGCGGGTAATTATCTCCGTATGCCAGAACGAAAACCAGAATGGGTCTAAATTATGAATAGTGATTTTATTTGGGTTGAAAAGTATCGTCCCAAAACAATTGAAGATTGTATTCTTCCTGAAAGTACCAAGAAGACATTTCAGGACTTTCTAAATAAGGGTGAAATTCCAAATATGCTTCTTGCTGGTCCTCCTGGCATTGGTAAGACCACAGTGGCAAAAGCACTTTGCAATGAACTGGGAGTAGATGTCTATGTCATCAATGGATCCGACGAAGGTAGATTCCTCGATACTGTCAGAAACAATGCGAAGAACTTCGCTTCCACCGTATCGCTTACGTCAACTGCTAAACACAAAGTCGTCATTATTGATGAGGCAGATAACACAGGGAACGACGTACAACTCCTATTACGGGCGTTTATTGAGGAGTTTGCTGGTAACTGCCGATTCATCTTTACCTGCAACTACAAAAACAAAATCATTGAACCTCTCCACTCCCGATGTGCCGTCGTCGAGTTTGGAATCAAAGGAAAAGATAAAGCAAAACTTGCAGGAAGTTTCTTCCGCCGACTCCAACAAATCTTGGATACTGAAGGTGTCGAGTATGATGAAAAAGTTCTTGTCGAAATCATTCAAAAGCACTTCCCAGATTGGAGACGAGTCCTCAACGAATGCCAAAGATATTCAGTAAGTGGTAAAATTGATTCTGGTATTCTCGCATCTTTCTCTGATGTTTCCGTAAATGAACTGGTTAAATCTCTCAAGGATAAGAACTTTACTGAGGTCCGAAAGTGGGTGGTTGGCAACTTGGACAACGACGCTTCTCATCTACTTCGCAGGATTTATGACACCGCTTATGATTGCCTTTCACCCGCAACTATTCCTGCTGCTGTTCTTATTATTGCTAAGTACCAATACCAATGTGCGTTCGTGGCTGACCAGGAAATAAATCTTCTTGCTGCTCTTACTGAAATTATGGTGGAGTGCGAGTTTCGATGAATTTTTTTAAAATTAATAAGTGGGATTTTTATGAAATACCAGTTAAGACAACTCCAGAAAATGTGAAAGAGGCAAATGAAGGTCTCTTTCGCGCTAAAATGACTGTTCCTGCTGCCGCAAAGCATTGTGGTATGACGCAGAAAGAAATGAAACTCACTTTTAGAGAGTATTTGAAGTATCATCCTAAAGATTATGAAGTCTCTTAAAACCCCTTTGAGGTATCCTGGTGGTAAGTCCCGTGCTTGTGAAAAAATGGGATCTTATTTTCCAGACCTTCGCAACTATGATGAGTTCCGAGAACCATTTCTTGGTGGAGGAAGTGTTGCAATTTATATCACCAAAAAATATCCTAGCCTAGATATTTGGGTGAATGATTTGTATGAACCTCTTGTAAACTTCTGGCAACAACTCCAGATGTTTGGAATTGATCTTAAAGACAGACTGGTAAATCTTAAAACAACAAACAATACTCCAGAACTAGCAAGAGATCTTTTTCTTAAAGCAAAGGAGCAAATCAATGACCAAAGTTTGCCAAGCATTGACCGTGCTGTGGCTTTCTATGTTGTCAATAAGTGTAGTTTCAGTGGTCTCACAGAGAGTTCATCATTTTCTCAACAAGCCTCCATCTCCAACTTCAGTCTGCGGGGGATCGAAAAACTGCCTGAGTATTCTAAGATAATTGAACATTGGCGCATAACTAACTATTCCTATGATTATTTGATGGATGGAAACAAAGGTGCTTTTATGTATCTCGATCCTCCTTATGATATTAAGGATAATCTCTACGGGCGTAAGGGATCAATGCACAAAGGATTTGATCACGATAAGTTTGCTGCTGATTGCGACGCTAACGATATGGATCAGTTAGTGAGTTACAACTCAGACCAACTTGTTAAAGATCGTTTTACTAACTGGAATGCTGCCGAGTTTGATCTAACTTATACGATGCGTTCTGTTGGGGAATATATGCGTGAGCAAAAACAACGTAAAGAACTCTTGCTTTTTAATTATGGAATTGAAGGACTGGTTAAACTCGATCAATCAAACGAAGAAACACCTGATTGACGAAGATCCATCTCTAGAAAAAGAATATGCTCCTTATATTATCAATCGCTGTCTTTCTGGGCACATCGATTGTATTATGTTTGCGAATGAAATGAACCGATATCATTTTCTTCCAAAGAAACTTCAATATGACTTTTTTATAAATAGTCTGAGGGTTAAGAAGAGGTTTTCTCCTTGGCTCCGACAAGATAAAATCAAAGATCTTGATTATGTTAAACGTTACTATGGATATAGTAATGAAAAGGCAAAACAAGCTTTGAGGATTCTTACGAAAGAACAACTAACATTTATTAAATCGAAATTTGAAACTGGAGGAACAAAATGAGTGTCGTTCAAGAACCTGAAGTGAAGTGGACGCCCGACCAAATGGTGGAAGTGATTCTTAACGAACCTGATGATTTTCTAAAGGTACGTGAGACTTTGACCCGAATCGGAGTTGCTTCAAGAAAGGAAAAGAAAATCTATCAGTCTTGCCATATTCTGCACAAGCAAGGTAGATATTATCTCGTTCACTTTAAGGAATTGTTTGCTTTGGATGGCAAACACGCAAACCTGACTGTGAATGATGTTCAGCGTCGTAATCGTATCGCCCAACTTCTTGCTGATTGGGGTCTGATTGAGATTGTTGATGTAACTAAGATTCAAGATATTGCTCCTTTGAATCAAATCAAAGTTCTTGCTTATAAGGATAAGGGAGACTGGATTCTGGAAACTAAGTATAATATTGGTGCTAAAAAGAAAAAGGTAGAGGATGCCGAATGATAAAGAGCGGGTTTTACGACCCGCTTTTTTTATAGAAGTATTATAATTATATACGGATGCCGTAAGGGTCCACAAAATACAAACTCGCTTTTAAAGGAGCTACCATAATGACTAACCTTGCAACATCACGGTTTACTGCTGCGGATCTTCCTGCTCTGATGGAAAGAATTACGCGCAATAGTATTGGAATGGACGAATATTTTGACCGTCTATTCAATCTTCACGAAACGACCACAAACTATCCCCCATATAATCTGATTCAAATAAATAATGTTGAATCTCATTTAGAACTTGCACTTGCTGGATTTAAGAAGGAGGAGGTTCATGTATACACAGAGTATGGAAAACTTTTTGTTGATGGACAAAAGGCGGATACCGAATCGGATAGGACGTTTATCCACAAGGGAGTGGCTAGCAGAAGTTTTAAACGAGCGTGGACTTTATCCGACGACACAGAAGTCCGCGAAGTCACATTTGAAGACGGACTTCTACGGATCGTACTTGGGAAAATAGTACCAGAGCATCATGCCCGCAAGGACTATCTCTAAATAGAATTGAATATCGTCGGCGCTATGCCAAGGGAGGCAACTGGCAAAATCCAGTTGACGCCTCCCCTTTTTCTTGCTAAAATACTAGAAGGATAGTAAAACCAAATGACTATTAAATTGATGCTCCTGAAAACAGGAGAGACTATAATTACTGATGCAAAAGAAGTTGTTTCTGATGAGGTTGTAAGAGGATACCTTTTAGAAAATCCTCATTATATTGAAGCAAAGGAAAAAACCGTCCTCACTGAAAGTGACAGTGGTAAGTCTAATTATGAGATTGATGTAATTTTGACTCCTTGGTTAATTCTTTCGAAAGATAAGAAGTTTGTAATCACTCTTGATTATGTGGTCACAATTTGTGACCCAATTGACACGGTTAAGGAAATGTATTTAAATAAGACTGGTGTTTCTTTGGAAGTTGAGGAAAAGGAGGACGAAGAAAATGAGTGATAAAGTTGTAAAATGTATTCTTATTGGTGTGGATACAGTTTTGATTGCAGAAATGGAAGAACTTTTTGCCGACATTGGAGAACCAGATTGTAGACTTATTAATCCATATCGTTTTTATGGGTTAGAATCTATGAAACCCTGGGTGGAAGCTTCTGGTCAAACAGAATATATGATTCGATCCAGTGATATATTGACTATTGCTGATCCTACTCCCGAAGTCGTTGAAAAGTATCTTGAACTAACTGCCGAATGAGATTTTATACAAACGTTCAAATGGTCGGGGACAACTTCTTGGTCCGTGGTTATGAAGATGGTAAACACTTTATGACCAAAGAGAAGTTTAACCCGACTCTTTTTGTCCCTTCTCAAAAGAAAACCAAATATCAAACCTTGAATGGGGAATATGTTGAATCAGTTCAACCTGGTTCTATTCGTGATTGTCGTGAGTTTATTAAAAAGTATGAGGGTGTAGAAAACTTTAAAATTTATGGGAATACGCAATACATCTATCAGTATATTTCTGAGATGTATCCTGAGGAAGAGTTAAAGTTTGATATTAGTAAAGTCAAAGTAACAACTCTGGATATTGAGGTTGCATCAGAGAATGGATTCCCTGATGTAGAATCTGCTGCCGAAGAAGTTCTGTTGATTACGATTCAAGACTATTCTTCTAAGCAGATTCGCACCTGGGGTATGGGTCCGTTTAACAATCAACAGAAGAATGTAATTTACCGTTCGTTTGATAATGAACGTGATCTTCTGATGGACTTCATTAACTGGTGGATGGTTGAAGAGAATACGCCAGAAGTTGTGACTGGTTGGAACATTGAACTGTACGATATTCCATACCTTGTTCGTCGTCTGGATCGTATTCTTGGAGAAAAGTTGATGAAGCGTTTCTCACCTTGGGGTCTTGTGACCGAAGATGAGATTTTTATCGCTGGTCGTAAGCATATTTCTTATGATGTTGGTGGTATTAGTCAACTTGACTATTTGAATCTTTATAAAAAGTTTACTTATAAGGCACAGGAATCTTATCGTCTTGACTACATCGCAAGTGTAGAACTTGGTCAGAAAAAGTTGGACCACTCTGAGTTTGATACGTTCAAAGACTTCTATACTAAGGGTTGGCAAAAGTTTGTAGAGTACAACATCATTGACGTGGAACTTGTTGACCGTATGGAAGACAAGATGAAACTGATTGAACTTGCTCTGACGATGGCATATGATGCCAAGGCAAACTATACGGATGTGTTCTCACAAGTCCGAATGTGGGATACGATTATCTACAACTATCTGAAAAAGAGGAACATTGTGATTCCTCCCAAAGAACGTTCTGATAAAGACTCTAAGTATGCTGGTGCTTATGTAAAGGAACCGATTCCTGGAAAGTATGATTGGGTTGTCAGTTTTGACTTGAACTCACTATATCCACACCTTATTATGCAATACAACATCTCACCAGAAACTCTTCTAGATGAGAGGCATCCAAATGTGACTGTTGATAAGATTTTGAATCAAGAAGTCACATTTGAGTTGTATAAGGACAAAGCAGTCTGTGCTAACGGAGCAATGTTCCGCAAGGATGTTCGTGGATTTCTTCCAGAACTGATGGAGAAGATCTACAAAGATCGAACTATCTACAAAAAGAAAATGCTTGCTGCCAAACAAGAATATGAAAAGAAAAAGACGAAAGAGTTGGAAAAGGAAATTGCAAGATGTAACAACATTCAAATGGCGAGGAAGATTCAACTTAACTCTGCTTATGGTGCTATCGGCAATCAGTATTTCCGTTATTACAAACTAGCAAACGCGGAGGCAATCACCTTGTCGGGTCAGGTATCGATCCGTTGGATCGAGAACAAGATGAATGCTTATCTCAATAAGATTCTAAAAACAGACGGAGTAGATTATGTTATTGCTTCTGATACTGATTCTATCTATCTTAATATGGGTCCTTTGGTTGAAAGTGTATACAAGGGAAGAGAGAAAACTACTCAAAGCGTTGTTTCGTTCCTTGATAAGGTCTGTCAGGTGGAATTTGAGAAGTATATTGAAAGTTGCTACCAAGAACTGGCGACCTATGTGAATGCTTATGATCAGAAGATGCAGATGAAGCGTGAGAATATTGCTGAGCGTGGAATCTGGACTGCCAAAAAACGATACATTTTGAATGTGTGGGATAGCGAAGGTGTTCGTTATGAAGAACCTAAATTGAAAATGATGGGTATTGAAGCAGTTAAGTCTTCTACACCAGCACCTTGTCGCAAGATGATTAAGGATGGACTCAAACTGATGATGAGTGGCACCGAAGAAGATGTGATTGAGTTTATTGATAAGTGCCGCGAAGAGTTTAAGAAACTTCCACCAGAACAGATTGCTTTTCCTAGAACTGCTTCTGATGTTCGTAAGTACTACTCTTCTTCTACAATCTACGCTCAAAAGACTCCGATTCATATTCGTGGAGCACTTCTTTTCAATCATTATGTGAAGGAGAAAAAACTTACAAATAAGTATTCTCTGATTGCAAATGGTGAAAAAATCAAGTTTGTATATTTAAAAAAACCTAATATCATTCAAGAGAATATTATCTCGTTTATTCAAGATTTTCCTAAGGAACTTGGTCTTGACAAATACATTGACTATGAACTACAATTTGAAAAGAGTTTTGTAGAACCACTCAAATCTATCCTTGATTCGATTGGGTGGAACGTGGAAAAAACTGTAAACCTTGAATTATTTTTTGCATAATGGATTTGCCTATTAATGATAAAGAACTTGATACAATTGTGAAAGCACTTGGTTTTGGTGGAGATGCTGCTTTATACCATAAACTAAAACTAGTCAAAGAACTCAGAGAACAAGGTTTACCCTATAAAAAAATTCTTCGTGAACAATACGGGATGGTAGCGTAATGGACTTTTTAAAAGAAATTGTAAAAGAAGTTGGTGGTGAGTACACGAAACTTGCCTCCGATATTGATGAGACTGAAACTTATGTTGACACAGGTTCATACATTTTTAATGCATTGGTTTCAGGTAGCATATTTGGTGGTGTATCTGGGAATAAGATTACTGCTATTGCTGGAGAGTCTAGTACTGGAAAGACTTTTTTCTCTCTCGCCGTTGTTAAGAATTTTCTTGATACTCATTCCGATGGTTACTGTCTCTACTTTGACACTGAGGCTGCTATCACTAAATCTCTTCTAGAAAGTCGTGGAATTGATACTTCAAGACTGGTTGTAGTTAATGTTGTAACAATTGAAGAGTTTCGTGGAAAGGCACTCAAAGCAGTAGACATATACTTAAAAAAACCTGCAGAAGAACGCAAACCTTGTATGTTTGTGTTAGACTCTTTGGGTATGCTTTCCACTGAGAAAGAGATTACTGATGCTCTGAATGATAAGCAAGTTCGTGATATGACTAAATCACAACTTGTTAAAGGTGCTTTCCGTATGCTTACTCTCAAACTGGGGCAGGCAAATATTCCAATGATTGTAACCAATCATACTTATGATGTCATCGGTGCTTATGTTCCTACTAAGGAGATGGGTGGTGGTAGTGGTCTTAAGTACGCCGCTTCTACTATCATATATCTCGGCAAAAAGAAAGAAAAAGATGGAACAGAAGTTGTCGGAAACATTATCAAGGCAAAGACTGCTAAGTCGCGTTTGAGTAAAGAAAATCAGGAAGTTGAAGTTCGTCTATTTTACGATGAACGTGGTCTTGATCGTTATTATGGTCTCCTTGAATTGGGGGAACAGTTTGGAATGTGGAAAAACGTTGCAGGACGTTATGAAATTAATGGTAAGAAAATTTATGGGAAGGAGATTCTAAAGAATCCTGATCAATATTTTACCGAAGAAGTAATGCAGCAACTTGATGCTGCCGCGAAACAGCAATTCTCTTATGGAACGAATTGAGACAACCATTCTCAGAAATTTAGTATTTAATGAAGATTACTCACGAAAAGTCATACCTTTTATACAACCAGATTATTTTGAGCAAAAATCGGAGAAAGTCATTTTTGAAGAGATTGTTCAATTCATTGTTAAGTATGGTTCGGCAATCACCATTGAAGCACTGAACATTGAGGTAGAGAATCGTACTGATCTCAATGAAACTGAAGTCAAAGAAATCCGAGAAATCAATGCTTCTCTGAATGATGCTGTTGTTGAAAAACAATGGTTGCTTGACACCACAGAGAAGTGGTGTCGTGATCGTGCTATTTACCTAGCACTTATGGAGTCTATTCATATTGCCGATGGTAATAATGAGAAGAAGAATCGTGATGCGATTCCAAGTATTCTTTCTGATGCCTTAGCAGTATCGTTTGACAATAATATCGGACACGACTATCTTCAAAACTATGAGGAACGATATGAGTTTTATCATCGTAAAGAAGATAAGATCGAGTTTGATCTGGAATATTTCAACAAAATCACAAAGGGTGGTCTCCCTAATAAGACTCTCAATATTGCTCTCGCTGGAACGGGTGTTGGTAAATCACTATTCATGTGTCATTTGGCTAGCTCCGTCTTACTGCAGGGCAGGTCCGTTCTCTATATCACTCTTGAAATGGCAGAAGAGCGAATTGCAGAAAGGATTGATGCGAACCTTCTCAATGTACCGATTCAGCAACTGGTTGATCTCCCACGAACAAAGTAAATAGTATTGCGAAGAAGACGCAAGGTTCTTTGGTTATCAAAGAATATCCAACTGCTTCTGCACATTCAGGACACTTTAAGGCACTTCTCAATGAACTTGCTCTCAAGAAGTCATTTAGACCTGATATTATTTTTATTGATTACCTTAATATATGTGCTTCCAGCAGGTATAAGTCAAACCTTTCTGTCAATTCATATTCGTATATCAAAGCAATTGCTGAGGAACTTAGGGGACTCGCCGTTGAGTTTAATGTCCCGATTGTCTCCGCTACTCAGACCACTCGTTCAGGTTATGGTTCTTCTGATGTTGAACTTACTGATACTAGTGAGTCCTTTGGTTTGCCTGCTACTGCTGATCTTATGTTTGCCCTTATTAGCACTGAAGAGCTTGAACAGTTGGGACAGATTATGGTGAAGCAATTGAAGAACCGATACAATGACCCCACTATCTACAAGCGTTTCATTGTGGGTATTGACCGTGCTAAAATGAGACTGTATGATTGCGAACAGTCGGCACAAAAAGATATACTTGACTCTGGAAACGAAGACGAGTATAATGACAACGAAGACAAGAAACCTAAAAAGTCGTTTGAAGGATTTAAATTTTAATGGAAACCGCTAAACACGTTAATTTTGATAAGTATGCTGAGTTTGTCGATGCCGTAACTTCCGACGCATCGAAGGACTTTCTTGCCCTCTCTGATCGTCTGGTTCAACTAGATGAAAAAGGTGCTAACATTGAACGTCTTCTAACTGCTTCTGTCGGTATCAATGCCGAAGGCGGCGAGTTTATGGAAATCGTAAAGAAAATGGTGTTCCAAGGAAAACCCTATAATGAAGACAACCGCGAGCACTTGATTATTGAACTGGGTGATATCATGTGGTATGTTGCTCAGGCTTGTATTGCACTTAATGTGACTCTTGATGATGTTGTTGCTCGCAATGTACAAAAACTTTTAAAGCGTTATCCTGAAGGTGCTTTTGATGTTTATTTCTCTGAAAATCGTGCTGCTGACGATCGATGAAAAAAGTCACATTAGAAATGGATTTTGGGACTGCTAATGCTGTACGCGAAGCAGTTTATCAAGCACAAAAAGGATATAGTACAGAATATCCTCCAATCAGGATTGTAAATCTCAGAGAAGTTTTGCAAACTCTTGATGATCAAATTGAAGACATTGAGATCATTGAATAAATATTTGACCCTTCGGGGTCTTCATGGGGAATTAGCTCAGTTGGTAGAGCGCCTGCTTTGCAAGCAGGATGTCAGCGGTTCGAGTCCGCTATTCTCCACTTTTGCCCGTGTACTCCAACGGTAGAGAGGGTGGACTTAGAATCCATACAGTGGAAGTTCGAATCTTCTCACGGGCACTAAATATTTCAAAAAATGGCAAGTTCTGGTATATTAAACTTCCAGAGAAACTGGCAAGGAAGTGACCACCAAACTACTGTAAAAAAGACTGTTAGCGTTTTTATTAAAAACGATAATGATGATTTTGAATCGGCAGGAGCATTGTCACCAGGAACAGAAGTCACTTATATTGATTCATTAACTCAGGATCATTTGCGAGCAGCGTTTAGAACTGCCGATGGTACTGTTTATTATGCTAATGTTGATTATTTTGTAAAACCAAGATCTTCGCAAGCACAAGCAACTCAATTGAGTCCATCTAGTTTAGGATTAGAAAATAGAACATTTTTTTCAAGTGTTGCTTATTATAATAGTATAATTTCTGCATTGAATTCTAGGAGCGATATTCCAGGAGAATTATTTGATTATCTTTTTGAACTATTAGATTATGTTGATAATGGTGCTGGTAATTACACCGGAATAAAAATGGATGCATTTCCTTGGGGACAAATACAGAATTACTATGCGGAGGTAATTGGACCAATTGCTTGTATTAAGAGAGGAATCTTGAATAATATTATTAATACCGCTGGAATAGGTAACGCTACAATTTATATGCCACCAGATAGTGAAAGACTATATGACTATAAATTAATCGTTGGCACTGATGAGTATCTGATATCTGCTAAGTCTGCAAGGGGTGTATCTAACCAAGTTAAACCACAGTTTGTAACTGCTGCTGCAAGTGCAAGTGGAAAACTGGGATTATTGGCAACTACAAAAGAATATCAACTTTTGAATGTTCTTGGATCTGAAACTGTTATCTCAGGTGCATTAAATGGGTGGAGTTTAATTCATCCAGATGAAATGTCTTCTCAGGCTGCTCAATCAATAATCTCAGTTTACAAAGGTGCAAATCATAGTTCCAAGATTCCTGATGAGGGTCTGTTAAAACCATTTACTGATAAGTATTTTCCTTCCAGAAAAAATCTTACTGTCGGTGAGGTTAGGTATAAATGTGAACAATTGATAGAAGGGTGGTCGAAAAATGGACCACAAAATGGAGTGTTGAAACAAATATTTGAAATTTATTTGAACCAATCCAGAGTGATCTATGTTAAACTGGACTTGAATAAAAGATCAGGAACTCCAACATTCACAGCATCTGCTGGCGGAGGGGCAACATTATTAAGAAATCTTTATTTGAGAAGTTCAAACTATGCAACAAGAACAGCAGACAGAATTGGTTTCCAGGTGAGTTAAATGGAAAATTATATTAAAAGACTTATTAAAGACTTTAAAGGAAAAGATTTTAAAGATTTCATTCAATATGTTTATATTACTTTTGATGGAGAAGTAAGTTCTACAAAGAAAAAACAAGATAAGAATAAATATATAAAGATCAGACAAAGTGTCTTAGAATACATTATTGCAAAAGAAAGAGCAATATCAATTGAACTTAGTAAAAAAAGTAAGTAATGAAAAATTTCTTCCAGTTTTTAATCGAAACCACTGCATCACAACAGGCAGCAAGACTTGGGTTGCAGGGGGACGGTCATGGCGGTTGGTATAAGGACGGTGAGTTTGTTGCAAAGACTGAAAAGGGAAGATTAAAGTTTTACAATAAGCGCCAGGCAGTTGGTAAAGATCCCGCTCAGACTGAAACTGAAAAGAACATTTCAGATCCAAATTTTGTAGATCCAGCATTGCAGCAACAGGCACCTGCTCCACAACCAGTTGCACAAGAAGCACCACCTGTTAATTTCTTACCAGTTGAGAAGACAAAGGGAACTTTGACAATTGCATTTGGTCGTTTTAATCCTCCTCATCTTGGACACCTTCAACTAATGGATACTGCTGCTGCATCGGCAGAGCAGGAAGGGAGTGATTATATGATTGTTCCTTCTCGTAGTCAGGATAAGAAAAAGAATCCACTCGATCCTGATACAAAAGTGTCACTTATGAGATCTATGTTTCCTCAACATAGTGAAAGGATTATGAATGATGCAAGCACAAGAACGATTTTTGATGTTCTCAAAAAAGCACATAACGATGGATATACAAATGTGAGAATTGTTGGTGGTGCTGATAGAGTCAAGGAATTTGATAAGCTTGCTAATAATTACAATGGCAATCTTTATGCTTTTGATAATATTGAGGTACTTTCTGCTGGTGATCGTGATCCAGACTCCGATGGTGTGGAAGGTCTTTCTGCATCAAGAATGCGTCTTGCTGCTGCGGAAGGAGATTTTAAAACTTTCCGTTTAGGAATGCCACCAGAAATGAGACCAAAAGATGCAAGAGCAGTTTTTGATACTGTTCGTGCTGCAATGGGTATTCAAGATCAGGTTGCAGAAGTTTGGGAAATTGCTCCTAAATTTGATCAAAGATCTCTTCGTGAGAATTATTTGAGTGAAGCAATATTCAAAATTGGTCAATTGGTTGAAAATCTCAATACAGGTTTAGTTGGTAGAATTATTCGTAGAGGGACCAACTACCTTATTTGTGTTACAGAAGATCATATTATGTTTAAGTCTTGGATTAAAGATGTGATGGAAGCAAAACTTACGAATAGAAGTGGAGTTCCTGCCGACCAAAGACTTGTTGGAACTGATGCTTATCGTGAGTATGTTGAATCAATGGTTCCTGGACGTACTTGGGGAAGACAATTCATAAATAAGTATAGAAAAAGTAAGTAATCAATCTTTCCCCCAATGAGTAACAATATTTTTGAGGAACTTCCATCTAGAAAAGGTGGTGAAGCAAAGCCTGGTGCTGATGCTGCTGCTGGCATCGAAAAAAGGGCAAGACAACTTGTTTATGATTCTCGTTACGAGGTTAAGAAAATGCTTGCTGGTAAGAAAGCAGATCCAGCAACTCAGGAAAGAATGGTTCTCCAAAGAATTGCTAAATCAACTTCGATTCCTGCTGTAAAGGCAAGAGCAAGGCAGATGGCATCAAAGAGGGCTGCTGTTGCAGAAGACTTTATTCCAATGATGGAAGATTCTGTTGCAACTAATATTGCGAATGCAATGTTTAAAGTATTTGTTGAGGGTGTTGAAGAAGTTGTTCCAGATTACTTAGAAGAACTCAATGCACTTGGAGATAGGAAGTATAAGATTAGAGTTACAGATCCTAAGACTGGAAACTCTTATGTAAGATATGGAACTCGTGATAAGATTACTCAACTCAGAGCAAAGGGTCTTAAAGTTGAGATGACTGAGTATGGTGAACCAAGAGAGGGTGAGAGAAAGAGAGGAGAAGAAACTGCACGTGCTACTGGTGGTGGGCGCCGCCGTGGTGGTAAAAAACCAAAACTAGATCCAGTCGGTAAGGAAGACAGTGATCCAGATAATGATGGTAAGCATAATGATCCAAATGACAAGTATATTATGAAGCGCCGCTCCGCTATTGGTGCTGCTATCGAAAAGAGAAAAACTGTTTCTGCTTCTTATGAACCGGAAGGTGAGCAACTTGATGAAAATCCATTGGTTGGACTTGGTATTAAAGCTGGACTTGCTGCTGGCACTGCACTCGCTGGTAAGGCAGTTTATGATAGAGCAAAAGGTGTTGCTGATAAAATCAAACAGCAAAATGATGAAAAGAAAAAACAAATTGATCAAATGCTAGGAAATTCATATGAACTAGAAGGTGAAATGCTTGATGAAAAGAAATCGCGTAAGAAGAATGATGGTAATCTAGCAAATAATTATCCTCCATATGATAAAGTCACCAGAGGAGATATAATCGCTGGAAGACTTGGTAAGGATCAAATGGGTGGGGTTAAAAAGGAAGATTTTCTGTGGTCGGAAGGAACTGATAGTACAGAGGGTCAAGGTAGAAAAATAAACCCAACCAAAGTGGATAATTATTCCTCTGGTGTTGTAAAGGTTTCACCAGAAGATAGCACTCAATCTGGAATGAAGGGACCAAAGGCAGTTTATGCTCATACTGAGATTGAAGGTGAACTGATTGCTGAAAAAGCAATAAGTAAGGCACAGCAGCGTTTTATGGCAATGGTTTATTCCCGCAAGAAGGGTAAGATGAAGAAGGGAGAAGCATCTCCTGAGGTTGAAGCAGCTGCTAAGAGTATGACTAAGAAAGAAGCAAAGAAATTTGCTAAGACTAAGCATAAAGGTCTTCCCGAAAAAGTAGCAGAAGCAGCAGATTGTGGATGTGATAGTAATGATACTGCTAAAGAAATTGAGAAGGATTCTCGCGGCGATTACGCGAAGATTAATTTGATCAAGAATAAATTAAGAGCAATGGGTGCCAAAAATCCTATTGTAATGGTTGCTTCTGAAGGAAGAGAAATGGATGAACCAGGTGAAAGAAATGATAATCCAGATGTAAGATCACATAACAGATCTCTTAGAGACAAGAAAGGTAGAAGAATGTATCCATCTGGTAGAGCTGGTTATGGTCGCAGGCCAGATATTTCGAAAGATCCAAGATACGGATCTGTTGATTGATAAATAAGCCAGGATACTCTCATACGGAGGACATCATGGGCGCAGTAGTATCAGTGGTAAAACCACTCTTAATTTCAATCGCAACACATCCAGCAGTTAAGAATCTTGTTCTCGACCTGCTCAAGAAGTATGTTGATAGCACAGATAACAGTATCGACAATGTAGTTTATCAGTTGGTTAAAGAAAAACTCTTTACGCCACAGGCATGATTACTTGTTTTGTAACTAACTGGGGAGTAACTATTGTTCTCGGTCTATTGTTAACTGCCTCTGAGTGGTTAGCAAAAACAAAAAGATTTGAGGAGAATGGAATATTAGACTTAACGACAAACTTTTTAAAATTAGTTTTGCGTAAAGGAGACAAAAACTAAAAGTCTCCTTTTTTTATAAATATCAATAGAAAAGAATTCATAGGTAAGGAAACATGTCTCTTTGGGGCAATAAAGATTTAGTTGGACAGGCTGGGACCGTTCAAATCAACCTTTCAACAGAGGTTATCACAGGAACTGGAACGACGTTCGCTACTACCGGATTCACTGTAAGTGAAGGTGATGTAATTGTTGTTGGTGCTGGCGCAACTTACGGTCACGCAGTTATTTCTTCTGTAACAAGCAATACTATCGCATCAGTCGCTACAACTCAGTACCTGATTCCACATCCAATAACTGGATTAATTAGTGGTGCTTCTTATTTCATCACACAAAGACCTATTTCTTCAATTGAAGATTCTGCTTATAAAGCACCAGATGCAAAATCAAATAGATATTCCTCAGTTTTTGGTGTAGATACAACAGAGGCAGGAGTTGCTGGTGTGACCACAGTTGGTGGAAAAGCAGGTGCTTATGGTGTAGCACATGCTGGATGGGTTGGAGTCACCACCTATACTGACATGCACGGTAATTTTAGAGTCAAGTCTGAAACACTAGTTGCTGGAAGCATGATTACTGGTGATGCTGTTGATGATACTAGATTCCCAGACGCTTGATAATATGGTATGAGATTTGACGAGTTGAATGAGAGTAATTATTTACTCTTTGCTATAAAATTCTATAATAATCCTCAGGCAGTCACAAGAGATGACTTTGAGGCGGATTTGAAACGTATACGTTATATCAAAAGATTATTAAAAAGATACAAAAATACTGGTGAATTGAAAGTTCATTTAATACTTAATCACCTTATTATTTTGTTTAATGTATTTGATGATGCAACAGTTCCTTTATTGTTTTATCATTTAGAGGAAGAACTTTGGCCAGCAATTAAAAGTTTCTTGATATTTCTGAATCGTATTCCAATTTATCCCAAGACTAAAATAAACGAAATTGAATTAGATCAAAATTGTTTAAGTCAATTGCAAACAATCTAATGAATATCGAAAGAGTTATTGGTATTATAAGAACTTTAAAGGAAGAGAATGGTGTCGGTCCAACTAATAGTGTTGGGGGCGGACAAATTGCTGGAACAGTTGAAGCGGGTGACGATCCACCAGTTGATTTAAGACATAGAAATACAAGAGGATGGAATATATTTTTTAGGGACCTTGTAAAACAAAATCGTAAAAAGAAAAAGAAAAGGAAGTCCTAAAATGTTTAATCCATCATCAACAGAAACAAAAATAGCACTGCTTGAAGAACGTATTAATGTTTATGAGCAAATGATGGAGCGTATTGATACTGCGATTCAAAAGATTGGGGAGACGAGTCAAAATATTAGTCAAATGCTTGCAGTTCATAATGAAAAAATTGAGCAATGTAACCGAACGGATAATATTATTGTTAAAATGATTGAAGATATTAAAGAATCTTCAAAGGAACAACACGAAGCAATTAGTAAAGAACTTGGTGAAAGAATAGAAAAGTTAGAAGAAAAAGTAGAAACAATATCCCAGTTTAAGTGGAAAGCAGTCGGAGCAATTGCAATTGTTGCCTTCTTAATCGGAGCTATTCCAACCGCAACTTCTTTATTGACTCCTGCTTCTACCCCTGCTACAATAGAAAGAGCGAAGTAAAGCACCTTTATAATGGATTTGATTGACTCCAAGTACATTGGACTCGTTTCGTCACGCTTACAAAAGTTTAAGAGAGTCAAGGCAGATCTCTACAACT